CCAGCAGGCGAAGCTCGGCCTCGACCGGGAGAAGCTGGCCATGCAGAGAGCGCAGCAGGCGCGTCAGGCGCAGCGAGAGGACCGCGCCGATCAGAGGGAAGCAGAGGCACAGCGCCTTGCTTATATGCAAAACCTTATGAAAGGAGGAAGTCCGAATGGCTAAGGAATACGAAGTCTCCAACAGCGGCGTCCAGAATGTCAAGGCCATCAAGGGTCAGAACATCAAAAAGGGCAAATCCGCCGTGAAGACGGGCAAGGACCTCCGCGCCGGCAAGTGACCGGTAATCTCGCAGGAAAAGCGTAAAAATCCAGAAAGGACATAGCATGAGTGATATCGACTACGGCGCTGTTTTTGGCGTTGAAACGACCGGAGGCGAAAACGAGTCTGCACCCGCCGAGCAGACCACGCCGGCGGCAGAGACGCAGGAAACAAGCGCAGGCGCAAAAGAGACTGCCCCCGCCGAGCAGTCCGCAGAGGAGAACGCGAAGTTCGCCGCCGCACGCAGGAAAGCCGAGCAGGAACGGGACGCCGGGATCGCACAGGCCAGGCAGGCAGCGCAGCGTTCATTGGACGAGGCCATCGCCAGTATGGGACAGACGAATCCCTATACGGGCAAGGCCATCACAAACAAAGCGGAGTGGGACGCCTGGAAGGCGCAGGAAGCGCAGGAGAAAAGCAGAGAGGTCGCCGACGCTGCCGGGATGTCCGAGCAGGAGTTCGACAACTTCATCAACAATCTCCCCAACGTCATCAACTACCGCAAGGCCGCTGACGCGGCACGCCAGCAGCAGCAGAAGATGGTTCTGGAGGATCAGATCACGCAGATCGCGAAACTCGATCCGTCCGTGAAGACCGTCTCTGATCTGGTGGCGCGGCCGGAGTATCAGCAAGTTTATCAGTACGTCAAAACCGGACTCAGTATCGTGGACGCCTTCAAACTGGCGAATTATGACTCGCTGACAAAGAACGCCGCTGCCGGAGCAAGGCAGGCGGCGATCAACAGCGCGGCGAGCAAGGAGCATATGTCTCCGACGCAGACCCGCGGCAGCGGTGCGGTCACCGTTCCCGCAGATGTGAAGGAACAGTACAAACTGTTCAACCCGGACGCCACGGATGCTGAGATCCAAGCGCATTATGCGCGATTCCACAAAAACTGAAAGGAAGGATTTCATCATGGCAATTATGCCTCATGCCTATGAGGACGGCGCGGTCCGCCCCTGGCAGTATCTCCCCGCCGATGACGCGACCTACGTCGTCGGCCAGGCGCTCGTTATGGACGCCACCAACGGCTACCTCGTTCCGGTTTCTTCCGGCGTCGGCCAGGACACCGACGAGGGCGTACACTACGTTTCCATGAGCAACGCGACCGTCGCCACCGCCGGCGATCTGCTCCCCGTCGTCCGCAGCGACGACCAGATGAAGTGGGCGATCCCGCTTCAGGCGCAGAACACCAGCATCAAGGTTGGCGCGGCGTACACGCTCCACACCGACGGACTGCAGCTCACCAGCACCACCACCAAGGGCTGCTTCACCGTGACCGCGTATGACGGCACCAGCGCCGGCGACCTGGTCTACGGGATTCTCGCGTAATAGGAGGTAAGGAAACATGGCTAACATCATTTTCTCGGAAGGCAGCAACCTTCAGAACACCATCTTCGGCAAGGTCCAGGAGCCTGTCAAAATGTTCCTGGAGAAACGGGCGGAGGCCTTTGAGGCCGAATCCGTTGCGAAGCAGATCTTCTCCATGCAGCCGAGCACCCACTGGGCCGAGCGTTTCGGCACCATGACCGCCATGGACGGTTTCCAGCCTGTCGGCGAGAACGGCGCCTATCCCGTGGACGGGATGCAGGAAGGCTACAGCAAGACGCTGGAGAACGTCACCTGGAAGAACAGCTTCTCCATCTCCCGTGAGCTGATCGACGACAGCATGATCATGGACCTGAAGAAGAAACCCGAAGCGTTCATCACGGCGTATTATCGTACCCGTGAGCAGTATGCCGCGGCCCTGATCGGCGGCGCGACGTCCGGCACCAGCACCAAGTTCAAGGGCATGACCTGCGATCTGAAGGGCGCCGACGGCAAGAGCCTCTTCGCTTCGGATCATCCGGCGAAGGTCAAGGGCGCTGCCCAGTGCAACAAGTTCAGCGATGCGTTCTCCTCCGACGCCCTTGGCGCCGCCGAGACCGCGATGCAGAACTTCAAGGGCGACAACGGCGAGATCCTCGACGTGGCTCCCGACACCATCATCATCCCCAACGATTATGCCACGAAGAATGCCGTGTTCGCCGCCATCGGCGCGGACAAGTCCCCGGAGACCGCGAACAACGCGTTTAACTACGTCTACGGCAGATGGAACGTCATCGTGTGGCCCTATCTCAACCAGTATCTCAGCGCGTCCGATACGCCCTGGATTCTGTTCGACTCTCGCTACAACGAGACCTACGGCGGTGCCGTTTGGCTGGACCGTGTGAAGCTGGAAGTGGAGAGCAAGAAGGCCGACAACGACGCGAACGAGTGGCGCGGCTACGCCCGCTTTGTCGCTGGCTTCAACGACTGGCGTCCGTTCCTGGTCGCGGGTATCTCCGGCGCCACCGCTCTCATCTCCTGATAGGAGGTGCGGGCAATGGCTAAGTATACCAAACTGACCAATCTGGAGGTCACCGGCGATCTGAAAGCCCCGAAAGTGGAGCTGGGTCTGACCGCCGCGACCTACACCGCGACGAGCACCGATCCGACCGCGGCAGCGAGCACTGCTCCGACCAAGGCCGAGTTCGATGCCGTCGTGACGCTGATCAAGGAGCTGAAGAGCAAGCACAACAAGCTGGTCTCCCAGCTCATCACTGGCAGCGACACCTGACACCCGGAGGAGGGGGCTTCGGCCTCCTCCTCTCCGTAAGGAGTGAGACAATGACTCTGAAAGAGTGCTTCGACTATGTCGATGAAATCAAGCCCAACGCATTCAGCGACGAGACCAAGACGATCTGGCTGAACGAATGCGAGGGTATGGTGCAGACCGAGATTTTCCTGCTTTCCGAAACGGAGGTTATCGAATACCATTGGTCTGCGCAGGAGACCACGCCGATCACGTTCCCGAACGACCGGACAATCGGGATCGCGGACAAGACCGTGCTGCGGAAGTTCCGCCCCGGTGGAAAGATCGTTGATTTTGCTCCGGGTGGAATTTATGCAGCAAATGCCGCCGACTCGCTCACTATTCAAGGAGTGAATGCCGACGGCCTTGTTTTCGTTGAGGGGAGTTTTTCCGTGACGGGTGATACGCCGGTCAGCACGGAATTGACGTTCGACGGCAGCGACTGCATCCTGCTGGTCGAGCCTCCGCACTGCAAGATCTATCCGGAGTATCTGATCGCCCGGATCGACTATGCCAACGGCGAATATGATAAGTACGCAAATACGATGCAGATGTTCAACGCGTTCTGGGGCGAGTTCTCACGCTGGTTTGCCAGAATGTACAGGCCGGCGGATATGAAGAAGGGACGGTGCTGCTGCCATGAGCTATGCTGACAAGATCGGGCAGCAGGCGCCGCTGAAACCCGGCAAATGCTGCTGCGATGACGTGCCGTCCGGTCTGCCGTGGAGCGGCTATTATTTCTCGTCCTACGGCATTGCCGTAAAGCACGGGTTCCAGGGTACAGAAGAAGAATGGCTGGAGCTGGAGCGGACCTACGCCGTGCAGGCGAAGGAGGAAGCAGACCGTGCGGAGGCCGCGCTGGAGAAATACCCGAAGGTCGGCGTCAACGGCCACTGGTACGTTTGGGACGGCAGCGAATATATCGACACAGGAATCGGCGCCGTGGGCGTGCCTGGGCCGAAGGGCGACCGCGGTCTTCCTGGCGTCCAGGGCGACGCGGGGCCGATGGGACCTCGCGGGCCGCAGGGAGAAAAGGGCGAGAAGGGAGACACCGGTACCGCCGTGGCCGTGGAGACGACCGGCATGTTCTGGTTCTTTGTCGATAACGACTCGTCCTCTGCGACATACGGACATCTGTTCATGATATATTCCGGCACGGATCAGCCGGATCTGTACGTTGACGACGACACAACGTCGGTGACATACGGGCATCTTATCTGGAATACGGAGGGGGAATGAAGAATGCCTGATATTGATCTCGGCCAGGTCATGGGGCCTGCGGGTACCGCAGCCGGATTCGGTACGGTTTCAGCGACAGTGGACGGCAACACCGGCACGCCGGCGGTTACGGTCACCGCGAGCGGACCGGATACCGCGAAGGAGTTCGCGTTCGCGTTCAGCAATCTAAAGGGTGCGCAGGGAGCGCCGGGAGATCCAGGCCCGAACAGCGTCAGTGCTACTACAGCGACGGAATTGATCGGCGTGCTTGCGGGCAATGGCAGTACCGTGGAAGCGAAGATCGTGGACAGCGCTCCCGCATCCGCAAACACAGACCATCTGATTACCTCTGCAGGCGTAGCAGACGCGCTGGCGAAAGAAATCCGGTATTACACAAGCCAGGCGGTGAGCGCGGCATCAAATTCACAGATCATGCGCATTCCGGCGTCGGGAACGGATAGCGATATAACAACGGACACCGTCGTGCTGTCGTGCGTGTTCGCCGCACCGGGGAATATCGCGGGAAACGTGAGCTGGACGAGCTACGCCGGGTACGTCGCATTCACCGGCACCTGCACGGCGGCGACCACCGCAAGCGTGATTCTTGGACAAAAAGGAAACTGATAAGGAGGAAGCATCATGTTTTACACAGTCATCGAGATCCAGAACGGCGGCACGCCCGCATGCCTGACCACCGTCTACGAAAGCGAGACCGCGGCGCTGGCCGCGTACTTCACGATCTGCGCGGCGGCGGCGGTCAGCGCGCTCGCGTACCACTCCGTGCATCTGCTCCAGAGCGACGGCGCGATGCGGAAGCAGGAGATCTTCGACCGCAGAACGGAGGCGCTGTGATGGCAGGCGGAACGATACATATGCCGAGTTTCGGGGCGCCTGTTGCTGTTTATACTTACTTCGATGCGCAGGACGACACATGGACGGCCCCAAAAGCCGGCATCCTCGATCTGGTCATGTTCGCAAACTCAAGCGGCGGAAACTTGCAGGTGACCGTGATCGATACCAGCACGACGGGTACTCCCGTTGTGGGGGCCATCGACGTAACCGCCGGAACAGGCAAGGTCGGCTCATGCAGTTTCCCCGTGATCGGCGGGCATGTTTACAAAGTGAACGCTTACCAAAACGTCGCAACGCCGCGCGCGCTTTTCTATCCGCTGCTCTAGGAGGCAATCATGTTTACAGGCATCGACACCGCCGCCCGCATCACCGCGGCGCAGGCGGAGAAAATCAGGGCGCAGGGGCTGTCCTTCGTCGGGCGGTATCTCGTCCCGGATAGTTACGGGAAGGCGCTCACGGCGAAGGAAGCGGACGTCCTGCGCGGCGCGGGGCTGGCGATCCTGCTCTGCTGGGAGCTGGGCGCGGAGGACATGAAGGGCGGCGCGGCGAAGGGCGCGGAACACGGCGCCAGGGCGCGGCGGATCGCGGAGAGCATGAAGATCCCAGCCGGCACGGTGATCTACTTTGCCGCCGACTGGAACGTGCCGCAGAATGATCTCATCATGTGCGAACAGTACCTTAAAGCGGCGCAGGCGGCGCTGGGGAAGTATCAGGTCGGCGCCTACGGAGGCGAGCGGCTGATATCGTTCCTCGCTGACCGCGGGCATCCCATCGCGCTCTGGCAGTGCGTGG